TTTACCATTTGTTTGAATGACTTAACCATTAGTCTTCGTCCTCATCTTCTTCGTCTTCGTCTTCCATTTCATCATCATCTTCCATTTCTTCGTCTTCGTCTTCTTCGTCTGCACTTTCGTACATGTCAGAAAACTTTCTTTCAATGGCGAACTCAGTTTTTTCACCCATTAGATTATTGAAGACTTCTTCAAAAGACGAAGCATCGCCTTCAACTGCGCTTTTTACTAGATCGGAAATGCTCATTTGTTTCTCCTTTAATTTATCTATATAATCTATTTATAGATGTATGACGTTAGACGCCAAAATTACTGTCCTGTTCATCTTCAGGCTCTTCTTCTTTTTCTTTTTCGATCTGATCTTTCATCTCATCAATTTCAGAGTCATTCATTTGAAGAATGTTATTCTGAACCCACTGTTTTGAGAAATAGCGACCAGTATACTCATCAATGTCACGAAGAACTTGAAGTCTATTTTGAATGATTTCAGATTCTTTTAGTTCCTCAAAATAACTGTCACTATTGAAGTCATATCTGATGTTTTGTTGAATAGCTTTCCATTCTTCTGGTGCAATGACGCCCTTTAGGATGAGTTGCTTTTCTAATACCTTATCAAAAAGAATTGAGAATCTAACTCTTAGTCTTCTCACAAATTTACTAAACTTAACTTCATCACGACTGATTTCTGAAGCACGACCTAATGAGAACCCCGTTTCTGCTTCCATTCTAGAAATAGGAACGTTCAAAGACTTATAAAGACGTTTCTGAAAGTAGTTCACATCTTCCATTTCACCTAGATTTTGACCACCAGGTAAAGTTGTGATTTCTGTACCGCGTCCACCTTCACGTCTTGGTAGCCAGAAGTCGTCTGTCATAGACATGTGGCGTCTGTCGTCTCTTACTTCTCCAGTATTCATGTCGTAGACAAGACGGTTCTTGTGCTTGGCCATCATGTCACGTAGGTACTGTTCAGCCTTCATCTTAGGTAAGTTACCAACGTCAATGTAAAAAATACGTCTCTCAGGTGCTCTTGAGATTCTATAAATCACAACAGCATCTTCCATCATGCGAAGTTGGTTTAGTGGCTTGTATGCTTTATGTAAGTGCGATAGAACTAGAGTGTTGTTTTCATTTAGAACACCAGAGTTACAATGTACAATAGAATCTTTTGCAATTCTTAGAGTAGTGGAGTCATTGTCCCCATAAGTGTCCATGATGTTAGATGCGTTCTTTTTATAAGAGTTGAATCCTTTATCACTGTAAATAAAGTACTCATTTTTGATTCTCTTTGTGAACCCTGTATTACCCTTACTATTAGCGATACGTTCTTTTTCGTATTCTCTAACTTTACGAAGTTTTCTAGGGTCAATGTATCTAAGTTCTTGAATGCCTTTTTTAGGCTTACTTTCATCAATCATCACGTGGTAGTTTAGTCTTCCATCAACGTACCATCTGTGAAATGTTTCATAACCTTGATTTGAAAAGTCTAATAGTTTTAGTACATTATCAAACTCTTCTTGAATCTTTTTCTTTACTGAATCAGATAGCTCTAAATCGTCAGTAACACATTTTACTGGAACTTCGTTTTCAGTAATGTTTACCGCTTCGTTTACAATGTCGTCTACGGCCATTTGAACTTCAGGATGCTGAATCATACTTCTGTATCTTTGAATGAGTTCAGCTTCAGATTTGGCTGTTCCTTCCAAATCTATAATGCTACTTACCGCACCACCAGCAGCAGCAACGGAAAGAGAACCGTCTTCGTTTTCGGGTTCAGCGAAAGAACGAATCTCTTTATTTTCTTCTTTTTTTCTTTTGATGCTAAAACCAAATAGTTCCAAGTTATCATCCTTTATTTGAATTGAAGGGGAGTTTCTCCCCTTCAATCTATTTAGTCATTTTAGTATGGGTTGATTAGCCCATGTTGTTAGCAGCACCATTCTGGCCTGATACAGTCCAGTAGTCATACTGCCATGTAACGTCAAAACGTTCAATTTCGTCAACACTATCCCAATCCATTGCAATTTCAGCAACGTTAGATGGATACAATCCGATAAATGTGTAGACCTTTAGCGCTCTACCGTCTTTACCGTACTGAGTGATGTTCGCCTGTGACTTGTATGTAGATGGGCTTTGACCTGTTTCTCTCAAGTTAGCCTCGTGAGAATTGATTCTAGCCATCCAGTTTTCTACGTTATCACGAATAAGGAAGTCCTCATCGTTCATAACTGTTACAGACCATTCACC